TTGGCGGCCTTGCGCGCGGCATTGGCCTTGCGCTTGGCCACCCGCGCGACCGTCGCCGCGATCTGCGCCGCCAGCGCCTCGGACAACCCCGCCAGCACCGCATCGCGGTTCCCGTCCCATGCAGGACGCATCCACGGGTTCGGCGGCATGGCGCCGACGAACTTGCCGCTCTTGTGGTGGCGCGGCCCGGTCCCGAACTCGACCAGATGCGCGTGCGGTGCAGCGGCGCCGACATACATGATCGCCACGTCGCGCGACTCGCGCCCGGCCTCCCGCGCCTGCGACGGGGTCAGCTTGTGCCCAACCCCGACACTGGCGCGCAGGTTGCCGGTCGGCCCGACTGGGGCGGCACCCTTCGCCGCAGACAGCACCGGCTGCAGCGCAGCGGCCATGGCCTTGCGTGCGGTGCGTCTGGCTGTGGTGGAGGCCAGCGCCATCAGCGCCGCTTCCAGATCCTTGCCGCCCTCGATCCGCAGGTTCATCGTCATGCGTCGGCCCGCCGCGCGCAGGTCAGTTCGATCAGGCGGCGGCGGTCCATCACCTTGGCGCCGGTGATCTCGTACTCCGCACCATCGCAGACCAGCCGGTCCTTCGGCGTGATTCCGGCAGCAAAGGCCGACCAGCGGATGACGAAACGGGTGGTCACATGCGCCTGCATCGCGCCCGCCTGCCAGCGTTCGGCATCCGACACATCGCGGCGGCTGGCCCAGACGGGGCCGCCGTGGTTGGCCCATGTCTGCACCTGGCTCATGCCGTCATCCGACAACACCGCCCGGCGCAGCTGCACGCGATGATCCAGCGCCCCGGCGCCGCGCGCATCGCTCATGCCCACTTCACCCAGCGCAGCGCGCCGATCATCGCGGTCGCACCCATCGGCAGATCAGTTGCGATTGTGCCCGTCGCCACCGCCTCGCGGTGTTCATACCAGTGGCCGACCAGCAGCTTGACGATGGCCTTGGCGGCGGGCAGGCGCGAAGGCGGCAAGGCCACCTGATAGGTCACCCGCACCTTGTCCACCGTGCCGCCGGCGCAGGTCACCACCCAGCCGCCCCGCGTGGCGGCGATCGAGGATGACGCGGCAGGCACTTCGGCGCCCGCGGCGTCGATGCCCACCACCGTGAAATCGCCCACGTCTGGCAGGGACAGCGGCAGGTCGCCCCAGCCCCGGAATTCCTCGGCCCATTGCTGTGGCATGATGCCCCGGCCCAGCACGCCGCCCCAGCCGTCCAGATAGGCGACAGCCGCCTCGATCAGGTCGGCGATCAGGCCATCCTCTTCGCTGGCATCGACGCGAAGGTGCAACCGTGCTTCGGGCACGGTCAGCACCTCGGTCACGGGCGGCGTGACCAGAAGCGGGGCATCACTGATCATCGCCGGTTCAGCCCTTCGCCTTGCCAGCGGCCGCCTTGGCGGCAGCTTCGGCTTCGGCCTTGGCGGCAGCTTCGGCTTCGGAATCAACCTCCACCGCCAGCCCGTTCTTCAGCATGTCGGCGCGGTCGTATTCGTTCAGATCATTCACCTCCTGGCCTTCGGCCAGCAGGCGCGACCCATGGGCCACGGTGAACAGCATCCGAATGGCCGCCCCCGCGCCTTGCGCTTTTTCCGTCATCGCTTGGTCCTTCCCAATGAAAAGGCCGGGGCAGTTTCCTGCCCCGGCGTGTCCGTCTTGATCCGGTCAGGATCAGGCGAAGGTGAAGTTGCCCTTCACCAGCGACGACGGCCGCTTGACCGCCAGCGCAAGGCGCTTCGACGCCTTCACCGTAGCCATGCCTTCGACAAAGTTGGTGCCGTGTTCGGTGGAAATCAGCACCTCGGTCTGCTTGCGGTCATAAAGGGTGGCCGCCATGCGCATCGCGCCGACCAGCCAGTTGCCCGCCGTCATGGTGGCAGTGTCCACCACCGGCAAGCGCCACAGCGTGTTGATGCCATCGCCGCCCGGCTGGCCGTGCAGATAGCGGTTGGTCGTGTCCTTCTCCAACTCGATGGCGGCCCAGTCGGTCGGGTGCAGCACGATGCCATCCGCGGCATAGTCGTTCAGCAGCACCTGAAGGATGGCAAGGCGCAGCCGGTCCACGCGGGTCGCGTTCGGCAGGCCGGCGGCGGCGCTGAAGGCGGTGGCTTGCGTGTGCAGGCCGTTCAGGTTTTCACCCACGCCGCTGCCCAGCAGGATCTGCTGATCCTCGACCAGGTCCAGACCATAGCGCATTTCGCCGTCGATCAGGCCCTGCAGCTCGTCACTGTCGGCCAGCGCCTCTTCAGTGGCGTGGACGATGTGGGCGATCTTCTTCACGTCCGCCGTCGCCTTGGTCCAGCCCAGGTTCGACTCGGGCGCGGCAGCACCCTCGGCCACCGGCGCGGCGGCAATGGTGCGCGTGGTCTGGCGGGGATAGGTGATCAGGTCGCGGCCCGTGCCAGACACCATCACCAGATTGCGGATGCGCAGATTGCGCCGCGCCATTTCCACCGGGGTCCGCTCTTCCTCGCCCCAGATCACGCCGCCGCCCGAACCGCCCGCGCTGGTGATGGCGTTCTGCACATCCAGCGTCATGCGCCCGCCGCCGTTCTTCAAGAACGCCGCGATCTTGCCGTGATCCTTGGTCACCGCCTGGCCCAGGGTCTGCACCTGACCCTTGCCAGTCTTGCCCGCGGCAAGCATCTGGCTCATGTCCAGCGCCTTGGCCTCCAGGCCTTCCAGCGTGCCCTGCAGCTTGGCCTGCGCATTCGTAAGCCCGTGAAAGTCGGCCAGCAGCTTGTCAACCGTGGCCTTCGTCTCGCGCGACAGGTCACCGGCCTTGTTGGCCTCCTTCAGCGCATTCTCGGCGGCCGCTTTCGTCTGGTCGCCCACTTCTTTCAGGCTGGCCTTCACATCGGCCAGCAGCCTTTCCACTTCCGCACTCATGGCGAGTCTCCGTTCAAACAGGGGATTTCAGGGTGTTCGCAAAGTCGATCAGGCCTTGCAGCCCGGCGGCGACAGCGTCCTGCGTGTCGCTGGGGGGGGTGGCAGCGCGCGGCGTGCCCTTGATCCGGTTCAGCAGTTTGCGCCTGCGGTCCCGGGAAACATTGGCCTGCGCCATGATGGTATCCACCACGCGCAGGGCGTTCAGTTCGGGGCCATCGGCCCGGTTGGTCAGGGCGCCGGGCTTGGGGTCAAAGACCGCATCGGCCAGCCCCTGCTTGACCGCATCGGCGCCCGACAGCCAGGTTTCCTCGTCCAGCATCCGGGCGATGGCCTTCTTGTCGCGGCCCGACCGCACGGCATAGATTCCCGCCAGCACGTCATCGAAGGCGGCCATTTCCTCGGCGACATCCAGGAACGTGTTGCGGTCGCCCATGGCGATCATCTGGGTGTTGTGGATCATCAGGAAGGACGCATCCGCCATGCGGATTTCGTCGCCCGCCATGGCGATGAAACTGGCCGCACTGGCCGCCACGCCCACCACCTCGACCGTCACCCGGGCCGGGTGATTGCGCAGCAGGTTGTAGATCGCCAGCCCCTCGAAGAACGATCCGCCGGGGCTGTTGATGGTCACCGTCACGTCCTTGGGACCGATGGCGCGCAAGGCCCCGCTGATCCGCTTGGCCGTCACACCCTCGCCGAAAAAGTCGGCGCCGATCGGTTCCAGGATCGAAATGGTGGCAGCGTCATCCTCGCCCGCCCGGGCCAGCGGCTGCCACTTTTCCAGCGCCGTAGCGGGGATGAAGCACTCGGCCCGCGCGATCAGCGGCAGGGCCACGTTGGCGGGCATCCGGTCCTTTGTCATTTCGCGTCATCCTTTCCCAGCAGATCGACCAAGGTCATGGACGATTGCACCACCAGTTGGTCATTCGCCCCGCCGCGGCGGGGCAGGTTCAGCTTGTCGCGGCCCTCGTCGCCCGACATGAAACCACCCATGCGCATCTTCAGCAGGAAGTCGCCCTTCGACTTGCTGTCCATCTGCAGCATCGCTTCGCGGTTCCACTCGGCGTAGACGCGGCGGCGGCGCTCGACCGGCACCAGGTCTTTCAGGATCCGCGCCTCGAAGTTGCGCAGCAGCGGGTTGATGCCCAGCGTCAGCCAGGACAGCATGATGGCCTCGACCCCGCTGCCCCACATCGTCTGCCCTTCGCCCGCGTGGCCGATCACCACCGGCGGCACGCCGAACCAGCGGCAAATGTCCTCGACCTGAAACCGCCGGGTTTCCAGCAGCTGCGAATCTTCCGGGTTCATCTGCATTGCCTGCCAGCTGAATCCGCCTTCCAGCACCATCGCCTTACCGGCCTTCTTCGACCCCGAAAACTTCTCCAGGTTCGCGGCCCAAAGGTCGCGCTGTTCCGGCGACAACCCTGCCGGCACCGTGAAGATGCCCGACGATTGCAGCCCGTTGGCAAAGACCGCCCCCGCCGCTTCATCCGCCGCCAGCGCCGCGCCCATGCTGTTGGCACCGAACCGCACCACCGACAGGCCGACGCCATCGCCGGCGCCGAACCCGCGCAAGTGCAGAACCTTGTCGCCCGGCAACTCATACTGCTGGCCCCGGTCGGTGTAGCGATAGACCAGCACCCCGTCGCTGTTCCGGCGCGGTTCGCAGTTGGG